GGATTTATTGACGAATACGGACTTCCAGTATTTGATAATCCAAGTGATGGAGAACGACTGGGACCAGACGGTGAATTAATAGATGTAGGTGTTGTAACTCATTGGGAGAACGAGGCTGAAGGTTTAAAAGATGATCAAGATGCGTTAAATGAATTTTATCGTCAATTCCCTAGAACTGAAGAGCACGCGTTTAGAGATGAGACTAAAAATAGTATATTTAATTTAATTAAAATATACGAACAAATAGATTTCAACGAAGGAAGTAGATACAATGCACATGTAACTACTGGGAGTTTTAGTTGGGTTAATGGAATTAAAGACACACAGGTTGTTTTTAATCCTGATCCTACAGGTAGATTTAAAGTAAGTTGGGTTCCACCAACTAACTTGCAAAATAAACAAATAGTAAAAAATGGTATTAAGTTTCCTGGCAACGACCATGTGGGAGCGTTTGGCTGCGATAGCTACGACATTAGTGGTACTGTTGACGGTCGCGGTTCGAAAGGCGCATTACACGGATTAACAAAATTCTCTATGGAAGACGCGCCATCAAGCACGTTCTTCTTAGAGTATATAGCAAGACCACAGACCGCAGAGATATTCTTTGAAGATGTTTTAATGGCATTAGTTTTTTACGGAATGCCTTTGCTTGCAGAGAATAATAAACCGCGTTTATTGTATTATCTACGACGTAGAGGCTATAGAGGATACAGTATGAATAGACCAGACAAAACCTGGAAAAAACTATCAGTTGCTGAAAAGGAAGTTGGTGGTATACCAAACTCAAGCGAAGATATTAAACAAGCTCACGCGTCAGCTATAGAGATGTATATACAAAATCATATCGGTCATATTAAAGATGGTGAATATGGAACTATGTATTTTAACGAAACACTAAACGATTGGGCTAAGTTTGATATAAATAAAAGAACAAAGCATGATGCGTCAATAAGTTCGGGTCTTGCTATCATGGCATGTAATAGACATCTTTACGCACCAAACGCAAAAATAGAAAGAACACCTTTGAATTTGAATATAGCAAAATACAATAACGACGGATTTAACTCCCAGATAATTAAATAAGTATGGCTACAAACATTTATGTAAATTTTCCTTCTCAAACCGCTTCTGATCTGGAGAAGATGAGTCCAGAATACGGACTTAAAGTAGCTCAGGCTATTGAACAAGAGTGGTTTAAGGATTCTCACGATAACAGATACTATAGTACTAGCCGTAGATTTCATAATTTAAGATTATACGCTAGAGGAGAACAGCCAGTACAAAAGTATAAAGATGAATTATCTATAAACGGTGATTTATCTTATCTTAATTTAGATTGGAAACCAGTGCCAATTATACCTAAGTTTGTTGACATAGTTGTAAATGGCATGTCTGAACGCATGTTCAACGTTAAAGCCTACTCGCAAGACGCATACGGAGTCGCTAAAAGAACGAAGTATATGGAGGCTATGATGCGAGATATGGAAAGTAAAGACTTCAATGATAAAGCCGCGGAGTTACTTACTGTTGATCTGTACGAGACAGATCCAAAGAAATTACCCGGAACAAAAGAGGAGTTAGATTTACACATGCAACTTGGTTATAAGCAAGCTGTAGAAATAGCTAATGAGCAAGCTATACGAGTGTTATTTGATGGAAGTAATTATAATCTCACACGTCGCAGATTACTATATGATCTTACTGTTCTAGGTATTGCGTGCGTAAAAACAAGCTTTAACTGGAGTGAAGGTGCTATAGTTGAATACGTAGATCCCGCAAATATTGTTTATTCATATACTGAATCTCCTTATTTTGACGATATATATTACGTAGGTGAAGTTAAAACAATTCCTATTAATGAACTAGTAAGAGAATTTGACGGTTTAACTGAATCAGATATAGAAAAAATTCACAAGCAATCTAGCAAAAGATTTTTAGGTGGAAGAAGGTCTCAAGCGCTTGATGATAATAAGGTTCAAGTTTTATACTTTAATTATAGAACGCATATGAATAATGTGTATAAAATTAAAGAAACAAAAACTGGCGGATATAAGGCAATAGAAAAAAGTGATCAATTTAATCCACCTAAAGATAAAGAAGGCGGATATTCACGTTTGCAGAAAGCCGTTGAATGTATTTATGAAGGTGCAATAGTATTAGGTACAGATCAAGTGTTAAGATGGAGGAAGTGCGAGAATATGATGCGTAATAAATCTGATTTTAATAGAGTTAAAATGAATTACGCTATTGTAGCTCCACGGATGTACGAAGGTCGTATTGAATCTATTGTTAGTAGAATAACAGGATTCGCTGATACAATTCAACTAACTCATCTTAAGCTACAACAAGTGATGTCACGTATGGTTCCTGATGGAGTATATCTTGACGCTGATGGTCTAGCTGAAGTCGACTTAGGTAATGGTACTAACTATAATCCACAAGAAGCATTAAATATGTTCTTCCAGACTGGTTCGGTTATAGGTAGAAGTTTTACATCTGATGGAGATCCTAATCCAGGTAAAGTACCTATTCAGCAAATATCTAACGGTGCGGGTCAAAATAAAATCGGTAGTTTAATAAATACATATAACTACTACTTGCAAATGATTAGAGATGTAACTGGTCTTAATGAAGCTAGAGACGCTAGTTTACCAGATCCTAAATCACTTGTAGGCGTGCAGAAGCTAGCCGCAGCAAATTCTAACGTAGCTACTAGACATATCTTAAATGGTTCAATGTTCTTAACTACACAAATGGCTGAGGCTTTGTCTTTAAGAATATCTGATATTTTAGAATATTCCCCAACAGCTGATGCTTTTGTTCAAGCAATAGGTTCTCATAACGTGGCTACATTAAAAGAAATGTCAGAATTGTATTTATATGACTTTGGTATATTTATAGAATTAGATCCAGATGAAGAGGAAAAACAGATGCTTGAAAATAATATTCAAACAGCATTAGGACAAGGTCTTATAGATTTAGATGACGCTATAGATATTAGAGAGATTAGAAACGTCAAGCTCGCAAATCAACTACTAAAACTTAAGCGTAAGAAAAAACAAGAACGTGACCAAAGAATCCAAAAGCAGAACATGGAAGCGCAAGCACAAGCAAATGCGCAAACTCAACAAGCCGCTGCTCAAGCTGAGATACAAAAAAATCAGGCAAAAGCTCAAGAAGAGATTCAACTAGAAACCGTTAAATCAGATACAAAATTGGCTTATTTAAGAGAAGAGGTTAAATTAAAGAAAGAGTTAATGCAATTTGAATTCGATCTTAATCAACAACTTCGCGATGCAGAGCGTTCTGATACTAAAGATATTGAGCAAATGAAAGAAGACGGTAAAAACGTGAGAGAAAAAGCAAAACTAGATAGTAAAAGATTTGAATCCGCAGGTAATGATACTACTGGAGGCGGAATGGGAGTAGGTGATTTTACTCCACAAATAGGAAAATAATTATATAATATTTTATCATGGAAAATGAAAATCAAACAGATCTTGAAGAAGTAATCAACGAGGTCGAAAATGAAACACCACAAGTTGAAGAGGTTGCACAAGAGCAGCCTGAACTTGATTTAGAAAAATTTCAAAGTAAAGATGATCCAAATATCATCAAAGTAGATTTAAGTAAACCATCAACCAATGAAACTGAAGAAAGTGACACTAACGACGCAGGAGTGGCTGGAAGCGATGAAAGTCCCGAGCCCGCACAAGAACAAGAAGAAGTACAACCGAAAGAAGAAGTACAAGCAGAGTTATCAGGAGTAGAGGAAGTTTCTGAAGAAGCTAATCAACTTGCTGAAGAATTAACCGAAGCTATAGTAGAATCGGGGAAGACTGGTAGCGAATTGCCTGAAAACGTACAGAAGTTGATTGACTTTATGGACGATACTGGAGGAGATATTAACGACTATGTTAGATTAAATAGAGACGTTAATGATTTAGATGATCAAGATGCTCTTCTTGAATATTATAAGACTACAAAACCTCATTTAGATTCTGAAGAAATAAGTTTTCTTATGGAAGACAATTTTTCTTACGACGAAGAACTAGATGAAGCAAGAGATATTAAACGTAAAAAATTGGCCCTCAAAGAGCAAGTTGCTGAGGCCAAAGCCTACTTAGACGGGCAAAAGTCTAAATACTATGAGGAAATCAAAGCTGGAAGCAAACTTACAGAAGAACAACAGAAAGCAATTGAATTCTTTAATAGATACAATAAAGAGTCAGAGCAAACGCAAAAAGTAGCTGACAAACAAAAACTCATATTTAACCAAAAGACCGATCAGGTCTTTAACGACAAGTTCAAAGGTTTTGATTATAATGTCGGAGATAAAAAGTATAGAGTTAATGTTAATAATCCAAACCAAGTAAAACAGACCCAAAGCGACGTTAACAACTTTTTCAAAAAGTTTTTGAATAAAGACGATACAATGAAAGACGCTAGGGGTTATCATAAGGGTTTGTTTACAGCTATGAATGCTGATGCAGTCGCTCAACACTTCTACGAGCAAGGTAAGGCTGATGCTATCAAAGAAAATATAGCTAATGCGAAAAATATCAATACAGAAGCTAGAAGTTCACATACGAACTCTGGATTTGTAAATGGTATTCGTGCTAGAGTAGTGGATGACGGCAGTGATTCTTTTTCATTTAAAATTAAAAAGAAAAATTAAAAACTAAGAAAAAATGGCAATTACTAATGGGCCGTTGCTAAATAGCGTATTACCTGCTGCCCCGCAGGCGCTAGCAACAAACTATATTGATTTCACTACTTTCACAACGACTGAAGGAGATCACAATAACTGGGGACAACAATATTTACCAGACCTTATGGAGAAAGAGGCTGAGGTGTTCGGACCACGAACTATCTCAGGATTCCTTTCTAAAGTAGGGGCTGAAGAGGCAATGCAAGCTGATCAGGTTGTATGGTCTGAGCAAGGTAGATTACACCTTTCTTACAAAGGACACCTTAACTCACACTCTGGTGGACAAGGTTCTGGTGGAGAAATTGAAATCGAAGTTGACATCGACGGAAACGACATCGGTGCAAATCACGGTGTTCGTGTAAACGATACTGTTTTAATTGCAAACTCGCAAGGCGTTGTACGTTGTATCGTATGTGCTACTGACACACCTTCTGTGATTGATGTTCAACCTTACGATTTTGCGAACTTAAGTGATGCTGGTTTAACCACTGTTGCTGGAACTCAAGATACTACTATTCTAGTATACGGTTCTGAGTACGGTAAAGGTATGAGCTACAGAAACGCAGCTAACGACGCTGCCACTGATACTCGTGGAGCTAACGAGCCTTCGTTCCAGACTTTCTCAAACAAGCCAATTATCCTAAAGGATTACTACGAAGTATCAGGTTCTGATACAGCTCGTGTTGGTTGGGTTGAGATCGCTACAGAAGACGGTAAGTCAGGTTACGCTTGGTACCTAAAAGCTGAGTCTGATACTCGTGCTCGTTTTAACGACTACTTAGAGATGGCTATGATTGAAGGTCAATTAAACCTAGCTGCCTCTACTATTGATGGCGCGGATCTTGTTGATGGATCTGTTGCTGGTGCTGGAAACGTAGGTACTGAAGGTTTATTCGCAGCTATCGAGTCACGTGGAAACATGACTGGTGGTGTTACTGGAGCTGATCCAGCTGACGACTTCGCTGAGTTTGATTTAATTCTTGCCGAGTTTGATCGTCAAGGAGCGATTGAAGAGAACATGATGTTCCTTAACCGTGAGACATCTCTAGCTGTTGATGATATGCTTGCATCTGTAAACGGGGCTTACTCATCAGGTACTTCTTACGGGGTGTTCGAGAATGACGAGAATATGGCGCTTAACTTAGGATTCTCTGGATTCCGTCGTGGATCTTACGATTTCTATAAGTCAGATTTCCGTTACTTAAATGATTTAGCTACTCGTGGTGGTATTAACGCTGCTAATTCAGCTAATGCTATCCGTGGGGTTATTATTCCAGCTGGTACATCTACTGTATACGATCAGTCACTAGGTAAGAATCTTAAGCGTCCTTTCCTACACGTTCGTTACAGAGCTTCTAAGACAGACAACCGTAAGTTAAAGTCTTGGGTTACAGGTTCTGTTGGAGCTGCTACATCTGCGCTTGACGCAATGCAGATCCACATGCTATCTGAGCGTTGCTTAGTAACACAAGGTGCTAACAACTTTATGTTGATGAACTAAGATAAGTATATTTGACGAAACTACCTCACCTTCGGGTGGGGTAGTTTTATATTAATTTTTATTATATTATATTATGGCAAAAAAGAAAAAAGAAGAGGTTTTAGAAGAACCTCAAGTTCAAGATGTAGTTCTTGAAACACCTGTGTTTGAAGAACCAAAGGTTAGAAAGCGCTTGAAACCAGAAGACGAATGGGAGATTAAAGATAGAATATATTATTTGAAAGGAAGAAAAAAGCCTATATCAAGATCTATTAAATCTTCTAAAGTTTATTGGTTTGACGAAGAGAAAGGGTACGAGCGTGAATTAAGATATTGTGAAAATCAAAAAACTCCATTCGTAGATGAGATGAAAGGACAACAGAGATTAGCTCATATTGTCTTTAGAAGTGGAGCTCTATTTGTTCCAAAAGAAAAGACGGTACTACAAAAAATGTTGTCTTTATATCACCCTTTACGAGATAAAGTTTATTACGAGTTTAAACCTGCGGCATTAGCTGAAGACGAAATAGAAGTATTAGACATGCAGGTTGATGCGTTAATTGCAGCTAGAAACGTAGACATTGATATGGCAGAAGCTATTATGCGTGTTGAAAAGGGATCTGCTGTTTCTAATTTAAGTTCTAAAGAACTTAGACGTGATTTACTCGTATTCGCTAGAAACAATCCTAAGTTATTCTTAGAGCTAGCAGACGACGAAAACGTAATGCTTAGAAACTTCGGTATTCGAGCTGTAGAAAATGGTATCTTAAGATTATCATCAGATCAAAGATACTTTATGTGGACCAGTACTGGTAGAAAAATCATGACTGTTCCTTTTGATGAACATCCATATACGGCGTTAGCACATTGGTTTAAGACTGATGAAGGTATGGAGATATACTCTAATATAGAGAAAAGATTAAAATAATAATCACTTAGTTGGGTGGCCACCCTTCGGGGTGGTCACTAACTATAAATACGAATTATGGCAATAAGTGTAGATACAGTTTATCAAAGAGTTTTAACTCTTGCTAATAAAGAACAAAGAGGTTACATTACTCCACAGGAGTTTAACTTATTAGCCAACCAGGCTCAACAAGAAATATTTGAGTCTTATTTTTATGCACTAAATCAAAGAGATAGAACAGAAGATGAAAGGGATCAAGCTATAGATGAGACAGATTTATCTGAACTTATATCTCGTAAGCTAGCTCCTTTTCTTAGTGTAGAAACTGTTATTAATGGAGATACATTCCCTACTACTGTAACTGCTGGAAGTGAAAACCCAGAGGTGTTTCAGACAGGTAGGGTTTTCTATCTTAATAACGTTTGTAAAAAAGTAGATATTAGCGAATCAATAGGATTTAGAAACTCTGTTAGACATGCATATCCTGCATCTGCTTTAGGACCTACGTATCATGACGCGTTAACTAGTAACGTAGATATACAGGTTTACAATAACTCCCCAACCGCTATAACCGCAGGTGTGTCAGTTGAATGTTTTAGAAATCCTATCCAAGTTGCTTGGGGATATGTAGTTGTTAACGAGAAAGCATTATACAACTCTAATACTTCTACAGACTTTGAATTACATAGAGCAGAAGAAGACACTTTGGTTAATAAAATACTTTATTCTGCAGGTATAACTATTAATAAGATAGGTTTAGCTCAAACGGCTGGGTCTAGAGATACGGCTGAGAAACAAATACAAAGCGCTTAACAAATGGGTATATTAAAACAACAATACGGTCCTTATTATGACATTGGTGGTGATCATG